TCTGCGGTGCAGAGTCGGTCGTCGGTGAAGTAGTAGCCAACACGGCCGACGTGCTGACGCGGGCTGATGTAGCCCTTGGCGTAGAGCTCGGCCACGAAGGCACTCTGCTCCTCGATGGGCTTGCCCTCGAGATAGAGAGCCTCGGCCTTAATCTTGCCATCCGCTACACGTCCGACATTGCGCTGCACCCCCACACGGGCGATACGCCCCGCAAGCAGGCCAACAGCCGCCCCCTTGCTCTCGGGGCTCGTGTCCCCGACGAAGACGGCTACACGGTTGGACGCTAGGTCACTGAGGTCAGTGAGCCCCTGACGCTTCAGCCCGCGCCCCTCAAGCAGGACAAAGAGCGGAGCGTAGAGCTCGCTGGTAGCCCACTCGGCCGTCTCTTGCGCCTTGGGGATAGCGGTGAGGACGTCAGGGATGAGTCCCGCCGTGGCCTCCTGCTCATCGGAGGCATCCAGCGCGACGACGACGCCCCTAAGGCGTCCACCTGTGAGCGTAATGAGCTTGCGCAGCTCGCCCGCGTCCTCATCGCTCTCACCCTTGGCAACCAGCTCTGTCATGGTCTTGCCCTTGGGTACACCGTAGAGTACGAGGGGGACCCCCTCGCCTGCCTCGGCGTAGAAGTCACGCAGGTGCTTCATGAGGGCGCCGTTGTTCGACTCATTGATCCCTGTAGGCAGGTCAGCCATACTATTCATATCGTAGGGGTGGCCGAGCTCGAAGCCCCCACCGCTGGCCTCGGCACTCACGAGGAGTGCCAGGAGACCATCGGGGGACTCAGAGACCTTGCCCAGCCGCCCGTTCTGAAAGGCGATTTTTACGCCTGGTAATTTCTTCATAAGGCGAGGCTTTGTTTAGTTCGTTCCTTCGGCCACGAGGAGGATACCCTTCTTGTCCACACGGTGACGAGCGCCCCCAGTGCGCAGGAGGAAGGAGTAGATATCACCGTAATGGGTAGGATCACCTTCTTTCCCAAACATCTCAAGCTTGGTGAGTGCACGGGCCACACTTTTGCGTTGCCAAGCAATACCCGCAGCGACCTCAGTAGCCTGCCCCTCGTCCTTTTCCCCGATGATCGTCGAGTCGCTCAGGACACGGAGCACCGTGCTGCGCATCATGATGTCGATGCCGAAGAGTCGGCCGACAGTACCCTTGGTGACGTCCGCCGAAGAGAGGAAGGCCAGCTGCTGGTGGTCCGCGAGCGAACCCAGCAGGTCATCGTACATCTCAGCATCCAGCAGGAGGTAGCGCTCGAGGGCAGGGACGTTCTGCTTATTGAAGATGACGGAGATGCGCTTGACATCTCGCCAAGTAATCTTCAGTCGCTTGCCCGAGCCCTTGAGGGTGTGGGCGTCACGGGCTTCCCCCGTCGTGAGGACCGTCTCTGCCGAGGTCAGGCCCTCGGTCCACTTCTTCAGCAGCAGCTCGTGCGCCACACGCTGCAGCTCGGCCTTATCCTCCCCGATGATGCTATCGCGCTTGTCATAGGTCAGCTCCACCGTGTCCTTGTGCGACAGGCGGATGGGGTCCGTCGTCAGCTCATGGATCTTATATACCAGTTCGGAGTCGGTGCGCTCATTGACCTCAGCGGGCTTCTTGGTTCGGTCGATTTCCACCCTACTGGGGCGCCCTGCGTTCGGTACGTGGACGATACTACCACTCACGTACTCGGAGTCGTCCAAGCTCTTGACGGCAAAGCCGTCGTCGGGGAAGAAGCCTTCCTCGATGTGGTTAATCCACAATTCTTTGTTTACAGCCATTTTCCTTTTTGGTTTTGTTGATGCTAGGGGTTCCTGGGTTTAGTCCTCATAGGGCTTACCCCAGGTCTCCTTGTAGAGGTTATTGAAGCCTTCGGGGTCCTCGCGCTTGAAGGCGACAAGGTCACCCGAGCGATCGAGCTCCTTCCAGCTGCGTCCCGCAAAGCGATTCGAGGGGCCGCTCTCCTTGCCGATGTAGTCGGCGGCGCGAGGCGCACTCTTGCGGGCGGGGAGCGAGTTCAGTAACTCACGAGTTTCCTCGGGCGCCGCCTTGAGGAGCTCGGCATACCTTTCGCGCTGCGCCTCGGCGATCTTACCCGAGCTTACGGCCTCATTCAGGAGCGCGGCATTCGCCTCCCCCTCGAGGGCCTCCACACGAGCGCGCAGCTGCTTGTTCTCCTCGTCTTTCACCCCAAGGCGGGCGTACATCTCGGCGACGGCATGAGCCGCCTCTGCATCGCCCATGGAGGCGGTGATCGCAGGGCAGCCCCTGCGCAGTTCATCTAACAGTGCCATGTCTTTATCTTTTAGTGCCTGGTTGTTCAGGCGGTTCGTAAAATACTTTTCAATCTCCTCAGCCGTCGAGCTATCAGAGAGGTTTCCCTCCTCATCCTCGAGGCTGTAGATACCATCGATGAGCCCCAGCTCAAGCGCCTCACGGGCCGTAATCCAGTGGTCCTTACCGTCATTGAAGTAGGCGTCCTCGATCTCCTCGGGCTGCTTGCCAAGACGCCCAGCAATCATGCGCGCTAGGTCCTGCTGCAGGCTCTCCATGTGCTCGGCCGTCTCGCGCAGCTCCTTGCTGTTGCCCCAGCTGCCGCCACTAACATTGTGCAGCATCAGGCGGCTGAAGGGGGACATATAGAGGGGTTTGCCACAGAGGGCGATGATAGCGGCCATCGACGCCGCGATACCATCGACATAGATGGTGACATCCGCCTTGCTGTTGGCGAGGGCTTGATAGATAGCCATACCCGCATAGACCTCACCGCCCACGCTATTGATGCGCACGTCTATCTTCTTATAGCTACGCTCGAGCTCCATGAAAGAGCTGACGACCTTTGCGCTGGAGAGCTCGGACCAGTCGCCAATCTCCCCGTAGAGGATGAGTGAGGCCTCGCCTGAGGCGGAGGGCAGAACGTTAAAATAGCTTTGTTTCTTCGGCATATCGCGTCATCTTTTGCTGGCAAAGTTAGGGCGCGAACAGGGGCTAACGCAAATACGTTATTATGCACGTAAGACATTGATTACGTGCTATAAACAGAGCGTTATCTGACTAATATCCGATTTGTCAAAGCACCCAAAAGCGCCCGAACTTTGCGGTAAAAGATGACGCGAGAAATGGCAAAGGATAAGGATACAGAGAAGCTCACGGCGAGCGCTCGGATGGCACTAGCGCAGCGCCTCTACGTGGACAATGGCTACACGCAGGAGGAGATCGCGGGCATTATCGGAGTGAGCCGCCAAACGGTGGTGCGCTGGGCCAACAAGATGCACTGGCAGGACTTGCGCGCAGCTACTTCGGTTACCCCCGCCGAACAGATACGCCAGCTACGCGCGCAGATAGCTGCCATTAACGAGCGCATTGCGCAGCGACCTCTTGGGGAGCGCTGGGCGACGCCTGCCGAAGCGGACAGCCTGAACAAGATTGCCTCCGCCATCCAAAAGCTCGAGAAGGACGTAGGCATCGAGGACCTCGTAGCGGTGGCCATGCGTATGACCGCCTGGCTGCGCTCCTCCGAACCTGAGCGCGCTAAGGAGCTCGGGGCACTCTTCAATAGTTACATACAAGACGTCTCGGGAGGGGCGAGACGATGAAGCTACAAGAGAAGCAGGCCCTGGCGCAATGGGAGGAGTTCCACCGCTCGCTGCAAAGCAATGTCTTCATCGACACCTCGCTTTCGGCTCAAGAGCTGGAGGCGCTCAGAAAGCGACTCGAGGCAGACCCTATCGCTTGGATCGAGCACATGTTCCCCGCCTACGCCAAGTACCCCTTCGCCGACTTCCAGCGCGCTGCCATCCAGCGCATCATTAGCAATGGGGAGTGGTATGAGGTCTTGTCCTGGTCGCGAGGGCTCGCCAAGAGTACCGTGGCGATGTTCTGCCTGATGTACCTAGCATTCACGGGACGCAAGCGCTTTGTCATCTGTGCCTCGGCTACCGAGGACGCGGCCACGCGCCTGCTCATCCCCTACCGCATCAACTTCACGAGCAACCCGCGCATCCGTCAGCTCTACGGGCCTCAGGAGACGA